TAGGTAAATATTGTTTAGCTTTTAATACTTTCATAACCTGCTTTTGCTATATAATATGCGTCAACGATATCCGTTACAGGATTATTTAAAGTTGGTATATCAAATAATTGTAATAAGGTTGTTTTTGTATCGTTTGAAAATTGATCATACATTTTTTGTTTATCAGCATTACCTTTGCCTGTTGCAAATTTTTTTATAACACTAGGCACTAATATAGTGCAATCATAATTTTTAAGTCTATATTTTAAAATGCCACCGTTCTCGGCAATTTGAAATATGGCTTGACCTTTACTGCCATATGAATAGCCCTCTAAAAATATTTTTGGTGATGTATATTTTTTTACAATATTTAATATGAAGTTAGAAAGATTTTCAAATCTTTGTATAGGATTATTATATTCAGTATGTTCTATACCCTCTATATTTGATGACATATAACCAATATGTTTTTTTTTACTTGTTAAATAATAAAATTTACATTTGTTAAAAGTAAAATCGCCTTTACTTACACAAACTGCTGGAGAATTTAAACTATAATCAATCCCAATTATCGTCATTTGACTCACTACTTTCTTCATCAATTTCGTGGTTACAAAATGGACACGATAATGGTTGCATATCGTATTTTTCGTTATCCCACATCAATATATATTTAGTTTGACAGTGAGGACAAGTTTTTTGAGCCTTAACTAACATTACAACTTGAATTTTTTAAACTGGTCTTTTTTAACATCTTGTTGAATACCACCAATAATATAACTTTCTATTTCTGTTTCTTGTGGGGCATTTTGCATAGACTTACTATTTAGCCAGTGTTCTATCCAAGGTAAAGGATTTATTTTTGTTTCATACACAGGTTCTAAACCAATTGCTTTCATTCTTCGATTTGCTGTGTATTCTACAAACTGATGTAATAATTTTTCTGATAAACCTATCATAGAACCTTGTTTAAACAAATAAGTTGCCCACTGTTTTTCTGAATTTACTGCGTCATCATACATTTTATAAACTTCTTTTTCTGTTTCTTTAATTACTTTTAACATTGTCTTATCATTTTCTACGTCTTTATAATTATTAATAATTCTTTGTGATACGGCCAAATGCTGACTTTCATCTCTTGCAATAAACGATATTATCTTTGCTGAACCTTCTAATAACTTTAATTCGCCAAAAGCAAAACTACAAGCAAACGACACATAAAATCTTAAACCTTCTAATATGTTTACTGTAACTAAAGCTTTCCACAATCTTTTCTTTAATTCATATATATCAACTTTATCTGGCGTTAATTGATACTTATAACCCATTTCAATTAAATCATCATAACATTTTGTAACTGATTCAGCTCGTTCTTCAATTTTTTTATCTTCTATAATTGTATCAAAGATTTCGCCAGGATTTGCATATAAATTTTTTATAATGTAAGTATATGATCTACTGTGTATTGTTTCCATAAAGTCCCAAGTTACAATACAACCTTCTAATTCTGGTAAAGAACAAAACGGTAAAAATGCTAGACAAGGCCCTCTACCTTGGACACTATCTAACATTGTTTGATATTTTAAATTAGATGTAAATATATTTTTTTGTTCTGGTCTTAATTCTAGGTAATCGTTGCGGTCTTTTTGTAATGATACTTCTTCTGGTCTCCAAAAGAAACCTAATTGTTGCTGTGTAAGTTTATCAAAAATAGGATACTTAAACGTATCATATCGTTGAACGGCCAAATCTTCGCCAAAAAACATTTGTGCTTTGGTAAAGTCTAAACCTTTTGACTTATTAAAAACGCTTCTACTCATATCTTACACGACTCACAATCTTCGTTATCCTCTGGTGTTGCCTTTATAGGCTGTTCATTTATTGGTGTGTCATAATCTAAAGGATGTTTTGGTTCATCTACATCACTTTTACCATCATACGTATTTTGATAGTATGATGTTTTCCACCCATATTTGTATGTATTTAGTAAATCTTTTACCATCTCGGAAAGTGGCGTCTGTTTACTTTCATAATTTTCTGGATTATATGACCAATTACCACTGATGGCCTGATCAAAATACTTTTGCATAACTGCGACAATATTAATATAACCATCATTTGATTTCATATCCCATAATAAAGTATAAAAGTTTTTTAATTGATTATAATTAGGTACAACTTGTTTTAATGGCCCTTTTTTAGATTTCTTTACTGAAAGATAATCACGTGGAGGTTCTATACCATTTGTTTCATTTGAAACCACACTTGAAGATTCTGACGGCATTTGAGCAGAAAGTGTGCTATGTCGAAGGCCATGCTCAACAATTTCCTTACGTAATTTCTCCCAATTATATGATAGTTTCCTGGTAACTATCTCATCTACCTCTTTTTTGTAGGTATCAATTGGTAAGATACCGTCAGAATATTTTGTACGGCTAAAGTGTTCACACTTTCCTTTTTCTTTAGCTAATTGTAAACTCGATTTTAATAGATTATATTGGAATGCTTCTGATAATTCATCAACTAATTTCCAAGAAGCTTTTTCAGAATACATTACTTTATTTCTTGCAAGATAATGTGCTAAACCAATATACCCTATGCCTAAACTTCTTCTGGCCTTTGTAGATATCTCGGCCGCTTTAACTGGATAATATTGATGTTCTATAATTTCGTCTAATGCTCTTACTGATAAATCACATAACAATTCTAATTCGTCAAAGTCTCTTAATGTACCTAAATTAATTGCTGATAATATACATAATGCAATTTCGCCTTCGCCGTCAATATGTTGTATAGGTTTTGTAGGTAAAGTAATTTCTTGGCATAAATTTGACATTGTAATTGTATCTTTAAATGATGAGTGTGTATTGCAATGATCAATGTTCATAATATAAATTCTACCTGTTTCTGCTCTTTCTTTTAATAAATCCATAATTATTTTTTGAGCAGATACTTTTTTTCTTTTTATACCAGGTTTCTTTTCGTAATTTAAATATAATTCGTCAAACTTATCTGTACCCCAAGCTTCGTATAATTCAGGCACATCATTTGGTGAAAATAAAGTTATGCTATCATCATCTAAAAATCTTTGATAAAATAGTTTTGATAATTGAATTGAATAATCTAACTTACGTACTCTATTGTCTTCTGTGCCTTTATTATTTTTTAAAACTAATATATCTTCAATCTCTTGGTGCCATATAGGAAAATGTACAGTGGCAGAACCGCCTCTTACACCGTTTTGTGTGCAACACTTTACAGTCGCTTCAAATTTTTTAAGAAAAGGTATTACACCTGTGTGTTGAACTTCGCCACCTCTTATACGTGAATTAATACCTCTTATACGACCAGCGTTGATACCGATACCAGCCCTTTGAGCAATATAACGGCCAATAGCCATATCCCCGCTAAAAATAGAAGGAAGAGTGTCATCAATATCAACAAGAACACAACTAGCGTACTGCCTAACAGGAGTCCTAACACCCGCCATAATAGGGGTGGGAATATTGATTTTAAACCTTGAAATCGAGTCATAATATTTTTTAACATACATCATCCTTTTTTCTTTAGGATAATTTGCAAATATAGTAGCAGCAATTAACATATACATAAATTGTGGTGTTTCAAATATAACACCTGTGCTACGATCTTGCACAAGGTATTTATCAATTACTTGTCGAAGTCCTGCATATGTAAAGTTATAATCTCTCGTATGATCTATCCATAAATTCATACGATCAAAGTCAGATTTATTATAATGTTTTAAAATACTTTCATCATAAACTTTTTTGTCAACACATTTTTTTGTATGATCGTATAAGTGCGGATGATCCCATAGTTTATGAAAAATACTTTTTCTTATACTAAACAATAATAATCTTGCAGCTACGTATTGATAGTTTGGATTTTCTAATGATATTAAATCTGCGGCCGATTTAATTAATATTTTTTGTATTTCATCAGTTGATATATTATCATAAAATTGTAAACCACTTTTCATCTCAACTAATGAAGCAGATACGCCTGATATATCTTCACAGGCAAACTCAACCATCTGGTGTATTTTTTCTATATTAAGAGCTTCTTTTTCTCTACCGCCTCGTTTAATAACAAGTATTTTTTCGGCTGTCATATCTTACACCTCTTCCAATTGTTTAATTCATTTAAAGCGGATAGTCCTGTGTGTGTATTGTTACTTATAATATTTTGAACTTCTAAAATTGTTTTACCTGATAAAATTAAATCGTTTACATCTTTAGATTGAATACTATTTGGCCAGATAAAAAGATTACAATTTTTATCTAATACTTTATACATACGTTTTACTATTTCAACATTTCTTGGTTCATTATCAAAAATATAAGTTATATCTTTTGGTAAAACATTTCTTAAATATAAGTCAGCGCCAGCGGCTGCTAAACAATTATCAATAAACAAACTATCAAGCGGGCCTTCTGTAATGTAAATATGTTTTTGAAAGTTTACTCTTTCTAAACCATATATCTTTTGTTTTGTTTCATCTAATTTAATTGTAAGATATTTTGGTTGTTCATTAAAGAATGCTCTGCCTTGAAAAGCAAATATGTTTCCTATTGTATCATAAAAAGGTATAATTAATCTTGGATGATCTTTTGTTAAATCTTTATAGGTATTTTCATAACATTTATTTACTGTTACCATAAATTCATTTGTATAATATAATATATCAAAATATTTTTCTGGTATTTTTCTTTTTATAACATATTTTTTTGCTGGATGATTATCTGGTAATTCTTCAATTGTATTTAATTGTTCTATCCAATCTGCTAATAGTTGTGTATATCCTTCACTAAAGTGTGGTGGTTTAAAATCAAATTTAGGCTCTGGCGTTGCTGGGGTTGAACTCTTATATCTTTCTAATATATACTGTTCATATAATTTTACATCTAAAAACTTAATAAAGTTTGCCAAGTTTTGGCCCATACCACAATTATGACATTTAAAAAACATATCATTTCTTACACGATATAGGTAACCTCTAGTTTTTAGCTTACTCTTTTTAGAATCACCGCAATGTGGACATCTAAAGTTATAAAGCCTTTCGTTTTTCTTTTTAAACTGCTTTAACCTTGATGATAAACTGTTAATATACTTTAAATCAATATAGGACGACATAACACATAATCTAATATACTACAATTAGAAAAAAATGTCAAGTTAAAATAAACTTATTATTTTACTTATATCTTTTGAAAGTATTGCAACTAATACGATAGCAGCACCAAATAAAACCCATTTTAGTTTCTCAAGCATTGTAACTCTACTACCTATATCATTTCTTAATGCTTTTATTTCAATTAAGAGTCGTCTTTCTACTTGACTAATTTCTCTTTGCAATTCTCTATAAACACTATCTATTTCATCTGCACGATCTTTTATTTTTTCAAATATAATTTCGTCTGTTTTTTCTTGTTGCAATATTTTTGATTCGTGTACGGCCAACATTGATTTAATAGATGACGAGACATCCGTAAGTTTATCAATAGCGGTATCTAGCCGCAAATTAATACTATTTACGTTTTGAATGTCTTTTTTTAGACCTTCTATTTGAACTTTTAAATCTGTTGTACCGTTTTCTGCCATTTTCTTCTATCTCTTAATGAGACGCTTTTTTATACAGCAATAATCTAATTACTAGTGTACGCCGACAATACGTCTTTGTATATTTGTTGCTGTGTTATATTTATTTTATTTAGTAATTCAACACTATTTGCATAACGAGCACCTGCTAATAAACTTATAATAAAAACTATCACAACAAATATTTTAAATATTATTTGCTTTTTTTTACTCACTAAAAAGTATTAAATACGTACAAATAGCAATAACAATGGTAAACGCAATTATAAAATACATTTAACTCCTTACTGTTGTTTGTGATTATTTTTTTTTGTTTAACTTATCGAGTGCTCTACCACCGAACCAGAAAGATACAACAGCAGCAAATAACGCAGCTGTTTCTTGGTCCCATAGTAAAGGTAATGCTTCTACTAGTAATTTTCCTTGATCTAGTAGTGAGATTAAAGCACAGCCTTTTATTGCCACGAAAAGGCCGAAAAATACATAAGTGATCACAGGCCTTACAGAAGCTCTCATTGTATCAACAAACGAACCACCTTTTAAAGATGAATCGTGTGCGTACAAACCTTTTGTTTCTTCTACGTCAGCCTGTGCTTGTAATCTTTTTATATCGAATGATATATTTTTTTCTATTAATTGAGCCTGTAGCTCCATCTTTTTTAATTCGTGTTCTCTTTCAGACTTTTCTTTAAAGTGATTGAAAACAGCCGGTATAAATGAAGTACCGAAACCTAGTAATGAACCTAATAGACTCAACATAAAATTATTTTACGAAAATACCTTTGATCTTATCTTTTAATTTGATAATTACACCTACTACTTTATCTTTTATAGTATCAATGAATGCTGGTTTTGGTAAATACCAACCTATAATTATTCCAATTAAAATGAGAGTTAACATTTTTATCATATTCTTCCCTCCTATTGTTATATTTATAATTTAACGTTATTCACTTTTCTTATTTTTATCAATGTAGGATTGATAAATTTTATGTGCAGCCGCCAAATCCTTCTTTTTTTCTGTGTCTTTAGCTCTTACACTTGCAACTTTTGCTCTTTGACCCATAGCTATAGCTGCTTGTATTTTATGTGCGTGTGAACGGCCAGAATTATTAATTTTACTTACTGATTTTTTTGCTGTGCCTGCGTCTGTAAAACCAAGACCATGTATTGTGCCTTTTGGATTTTCATCTGTATATAAGTCAGAATGTTTTTTTGAACCTGCTGGTTGACCTGGTTTTCTTGCAATTCTATTTGTATCTTCTTCTTTTTCTAAACTGTTTTTCTTTTTTTGTAAGTTTTTAGATGGCACTATTTGATTATT